AAGTTTTAGGAAGTACAAACTTTGAAAAAGATAGAACTGAGGTTCCTTTATTTGTTGAAGAAACTTTCCACACTTTATTGAACTATGGTTATTCACAAGGTTATATTAGAGGTATCAGTAGTTCTTTAACATCTTTGGATAGCGCTAGGTCTCAAGAGGTTAGTTCAATTGCGAATTATTTAGAAAGATACCAAACACCATCTACACCATGGGTTGTTTCAGAGTTACGAGGTAATGTCGTTTACGAATTATTTAAATTCTTAACAATATCTGACGGTAATGGTGCGAATACTGAAGTTAAAGTGTCAATTGCTAATATGTCATTTAACAATTTAACTTTTGATGTAATAGTTAGAGATTTTAATGACACAGATGCAAATCCTGTAGTATTAGAAAAATTCACAAACTGTACTATGGATTCCTCTTTGAATAGTTATATCGCAAAACGAATAGGTACTTCTGATGGAGAATTTGCAATTAATTCTAAATACATAATGGTGGAAGTTAATCCTGACGCACCTGCTGATTCATTACCTTGTGGATTTGAAGGTTATGTAATTAGAGATTATTTAAATGATACCCACCCATTCCCAATTTATAAGACTAAGTATGATTACCCAGGTGAAGTTGTTGCTAACCCACCTTTTGGTTCTGCTTTAGGTATTGATGACCCAGTTTTGAGTCCTGGTGATAATGTTAGAAGAACATATTTAGGTTTCTCAACTCAAGTTGGGGTGGATAATGAGTTTTTACAGTATAAAGGTAAACAAAATCCTTCAGGTGGATTTCCTTGCGGAACTAACGAAACTAGTTTCTTAGGATGGACACACTTAACGAAAGGATTCCATATGGACATCAATGCTACAGGTGTAACAATTCCAAGTTATTACGCAAATTCAGGACAGACATTGTTCTATGTTGGTGACGGTCAATTTGCATCTGAACCATTAAATGAGACTAACCCATATTATAGATTGTTCTCAAGAAAATTCACAGTAATGTTTTATGGTGGTTTTGATGGATGGGACATTTATAGAGAGTATAGAACTAATGAAGATAGATTTAAATTAGGTTCTTCAGGTTATAAATCAGGTGCTAACGGTGGTAATTTGGCATGTGCTCCATATCAAGACGCTACAGGATGGGGAGCATTTAGAAGAATTACAGTAGGTGATAATACCCAAGATTATGCAAATACTGACTACTACGCATACTTGATTGGTATCCAAACATTCTCAAATCCTGAAGTAACTAACATCAATGTTTTAGTAACACCTGGTATCGATTATGTTAATAACTCCGAGTTAGTTAAAACAACAATCAATATGGTAGAAATAGACAGAGCGGATTCAATCTATATCTGTACAACACCTGACTTTGATTTGTATCAACCTTCAACATCTATGGATAATTTAATATATCCTCAAGAAGTGGTAGTTAACTTGGAAGATAGTTATATTGATTCTAACTACACTGCAACATACTATCCTTGGGTATTGACTCGTGACACTGTTCAGAATACTCAAATTTACATCCCACCAACTGCTGAAGTAACTAGAAACTTGGCATTAACTGATAACATTGCATTCCCTTGGTTCGCAACTGCTGGTTATACTCGTGGTATTGTAGACGCGGTTAGAGCTCGTAAGAGATTAACTCAAGAAGATAGAGACACTCTTTACAAAGGTAGAATTAACCCAATCGCAACATTTAACGATGTTGGTACAGTAATCTGGGGTAATAAAACAACCCAAATTGCACAATCTGCGTTAGATAGAATCAATGTTAGAAGATTGTTATTACAAGCTCGTAAGTTGATTTCAGCTGTATCTGTTAGATTATTGTTCGAACAAAACGATAACATTGTTAGACAACAGTTCTTGGCGGCGGTTAATCCAATATTAGACGCAATCAGAAGAGACAGAGGTTTATACGATTTCAGAGTTACAGTACAAAATACTCCTGAAGATTTAGATTCAAACCAATTAGTAGGTAAGATTTATATCAAACCAACTAAAGCGTTAGAATTCATCGACATCGAGTTCTTGATAACACCAACTGGAGCATCGTTTGAGAATATCTAAACTTAAAAAAAGTATATTAAAAGACCCTCACATAAAAAGTGGGGGTTTTTTATTTTAATTAATATTTATTAATATGAAATTAGTAATAATTGAAGGGTTTGAAGATTTGGAAAAATTGACCCCAGATATGAAATATTATGCGTTTGATTGGGATGACAATATTATGTACATGCCAACTAAAATCGTATTAAAAGATTCAAATGGTAATGAAGTCGGAATGGGAACTGAAGACTTTGCGGAACATAGAACTAAAATTGGTGTTGAACCTTTTGATTTTAAAGGTAAAAAAATTGTTGGTTTTGCGGAAGACCCGTTTAGAAATTTTGGAACTAAAGGTGATAAAAAATTTTTAATGGACTCTATGATGGCAAAACCTGGACCTGCTTGGGATGATTTTGTAGAAGCTATTAATAATGGTTCTATATTTTCTATAGTTACGGCTAGAGGACACAATCCAAAAACATTAGCAATGGCGGTTAGGAAATTGATTGAAGGTAATATTAATGGTATATCAAAAAAACAATTGGTATGGAATTTAAGGAAATATAATAAGATTGCTCAACAAAACCCAAATGTTAGTGATGATAGATTAGTTGACTTTTATGTCTTCAAATTAAACAAATATTACCCAGTTACATTTGGTGCCGGTTCTGCGGCAAAACCTGAAGAACTTAAAGTCACTGCTGCAAGAGAGTTTCAGAACTATGTAAAAGACCTATCAAAAAAATTAGGGGGTTCTCCTTACCTAAAAGATGATATCTCTAACCGATTTGTACCTAAAATAGGATTTTCTGATGACGATTTAAGAAATCTGGAAAAACTTAAAAGTGAACTAGAAAAAGATGAAGAGAATATATATCAATTATATTCAACACATGGAGGAGAAAAAAAACCATATGATAATAAATAATAATAACTGGTCTTATGCAATAATCTTCTAAAAAAACTTCAAAGTAAATAGAAAATTTTTAAAGGACCTACTATTTATAATAAAATAAAGAATTAAAATAAAAAACAATGGCTGATTTATTAATGAAAATGCCGGTTCCTTATGAACCCAAAAGAACCAATAGATTTATTATGAGATTTGATAGTTCTTTGGGTATAAGTGAGTGGTTTGTAGAATCAACATCAAGACCTAACATAACTATTAAATCAACTGAAATCCCTTTTTTGAACACTAAGACATATGTTGCAGGACAGTTTGAATGGGCGGAAATTACAGTGACTTTAAGAGACCCAATCGGACCTTCAGCGGCTCAAGCGGTTATGGAGTGGGTGAGATTACATGCGGAGTCTGTAACAGGTCGTATGGGATATGCTGCAGGTTATAAAAAGAATGTTGAGTTAGAACTTTTAGACCCAACTGGAGTGGTAATTGAAAAGTGGTTGTTAGAGTCTTGTTTTATAACTAAGGCCGATTTCCAAGGACTTGACTATGGACAAGATGGTCTACAAAAAATTCAGATGTCGTTAAGACCTGATAGATGTATCCTATTGTACTAAAAAAAACTAAATATCTATTTACAAATCCACATTATTGTGGATTTTTTTTTTAAAAAAAAGTATGGAAGATAATAGTAAAATATACGGACAAGAAAGTTTTAGTTTACCACATGACATTGTTGAATTACCTAGTCAGGGTAAGTATTATAAAAACAAAAAAAAATCAGTTAAAGTTGGTTATTTAACTGCAACTGATGAGAACATGTTGGTTAATAGTTTAAAAACTGGTGGGGAAGGGTTAATAACCCAATTAGTTCGTTCTAAACTATATGAACCTGATATGAAGCCTGAAGATTTGTTAGAAGGTGATATTGAGACAATATTAATATTTTTGAGAAATACTTCATTTGGTCCTGAATACACTATTAATTTAATTGACCCTGAAACAGGACAGAAATTCCAATCAGTATTAAATTTGGAAAGTTTAGATTTTAACAAACCTTCGATTGAACCTGAAAATGATGGTAACTTCATAGTGACTCTACCTAAAACAAAAGTTACTGTAAAGTTAAAACCATTAACATATGGTGAAACATTAGAAATTGATAGAGCCGTTGAATCGTATCCCGCAGGATTAGTTCCACCAAGAGTAACTATGAAATTAATGAAACAAATAATTTCAATTAATGATGATAATAATAAAGAAACCATTTCCAAATTTATAAGGGATTTACCCATAATGGATTCTAAATTTATTTCTAATTTCATTAGAGAAAATGAACCAAGACTAAATTTAGATAAAGAAGTTATAGCCCCGTCAGGAAAAAAAGTACTTGCAAAAGTAACTTTTGGGGCTGAATTTTTTCGCCCTTTCTTCTGATTATATGTCAGGGTTACTTGACCAATTTATTTATTTGGCAAAAAGCGTTCATTTATCATATTCTGATTTTTTAAAAATGCCAATTTATCAAAGGAATTATATTTATGAAAGAATAGTGGGTATGAATACTCCTACTTAATCATAATATTATAATTTAATTCTATGTTACTATATCAATCGAATGATGCAAGTGAAGATGCTAGTTCTCTAAAATCAACTAAAGTTGATGAAATTAAATCCGCTTATGGGTTAGGTGTGCTTAGTCTTGCAGAAAATGCTGAAAAAGTTAAAGACCAATTTAGTGATATATTAAAAACTACAATCACAATAGATGAATCGTTTTCATCAATTGTGAGACAAATGGGTAAAGGTGTTGAATACACCGGAGGGATTAAGAAAAATTTAGCGGAAGGTAGTTTAGAAGTAGTTAGGTTAGGAGGTAGTTTAGATTCTGCTCTTAAATTACAACAAGGTTTACTTGATTCTACTAATAAAAATTTAATCCTTAACAAAGATTATTATAGAGAATTATTTGCGGTACAACAGGTTACCGGACAATTAATAGAACAACTGAATACTTCATTCATGGACTCAGGTATGTCAATGAAAGACATTTCAGATGAGATGTATAAAGTTGTAGAAACTTCTCAAAAATTAGGAATTAATGCTAAAGTTGTTTCATCATATGTCCAAGCGAATTTAGATAAATTAAATCGATATGGTTTTGAAAACGGTATTGACGGTCTAACAAAAATGGCGGCAAAGGCTGCTGGACTAAGAGTTGACCTATCAACAACATTTGGTATTGCTGAAAATTTATTAGACCCTGAAAAATCAATTGAATTAGCCGCATCATTACAAAGACTTGGAGTTGCGTCTTCAGAATTAACAGACCCGTTAAGACTAATGAGTTATGCTCAAAATGATGTTGCGGGATTACAAAATCAACTCGGGGATTTATTTAAGTCCTATGTTTTATTTAATGAGGAAACGAAAAAATTCGAAGTATCTGCACAGGGTAGATTGATGTTTAGAGAATATCAAAAAGAGTTTGGCATATCAATTGACCAAATTGAAAAATTTGCCTTTGGTACTGCTAAATTAAATAGAGCTCTGAATGAGATTGATTTTAGTTCATTTGGTAGTAATTTACCTGAAGATACTAAGGAAGCAATTGCCAATATGGCACAAATGAATAAGGAAGGTAAGTATGAAATTGTAACTAAAACTGGAGATACTAAACTTGTTGATGATTTATTAAATGAGTTTAGTGGTAATAGTGAAGAATTACAAAACTACATTTCTGAAATTTCTAGTATGGAGGGGGAAACTCCACAAGACAAACTTGTTAATTTAGCGGAACAACAGTTAGGAAAAACAGGTGAGATGGTTGCGATTTTAAATGCTATGAAACTCGCAGCTGGATTGTCACAAGCTGACAACGAAAATTTTAATAAATTATTTGCAGACCAATTAGAATTTGGTAAAAAAGTTTATGACCCTATTACTAAAACTTTAGGTCCTGGAAGTGCTTTTGATACAACAACTGAAAATTTCCAATTGAAAGATTTGAAATCACTATTAACGGGAGACTTACCTCAAGAAATTAAAGATATTGTGGGTAAGACAACTAAGGAGGCGATTTCGAATTATCAAAATTATGAAAAGTCAAGTTTAGAAAAATATAATCCGGAAAAAGAAGGATTTAAAAAAGAAAAAGGACAAGACACTTTAAAATACCCTGGTGGTGAGGTTGAGTTTTATCCACAAGATACCATAATGTCTTTCACTAAAGGTCCTGAAACTGTTAATAGTTTAAAAGAAATTGGGTCTCTAATTAACGATTTAGATAGTAATAAAAATGTATTATCTGAGGTTGGGATACAGTCAAATCAATTTGATACTCTTCTTGGGTATATGTCAAACATATCAAGAGTAACTCAAGGAAATAATGAAATACAAACACAAAAAGTTAATTTTGGTAATGAGTTAGAAAGTATCAAATCTCAAAAAATTGAATTAAAAGAAATAAATAATAAAATTGATAAAAGTGAAAGTACCACACAAACTGTTGAAGGTGGAATTAGTATTGATTTAAATGTTAATGTATCGGGTAGTGGAGACACGGACCAAATTAGTAAGATGATAAATGACCCGATTGTATTAGAAAAATTAAAACAAAAAATTCAAAACTTAGATTTTGGTTTTGCAAATACCAACATGGCTGGCAGTTATAGAAATATACAAAGACTTTAGTAAATTGGTCAAAAAATTTATTTGAACCTATTTATTTATAAATACAAAAAATGCCTGAAAATTTACTTTCATTACAAGGTTCAAGTGAGTGGAGAAATTCTTTATTATCAAAAAACTTACCTCCGTATAGTGTACAAGGTGTATTAGCTCCAAATCCTCAAAATTTAGGAGTTGAATCGGAATTAAGTGTGACTAACATTGTTAATAGTCCCGATGTTTCATTTGATATATTTGATGAGTCACAACAGGCAACAATATATAACAAGTATCAGGGTCAAAAATTAGACGGGGCGGAATTAATAACTATACCAACAAACCCTACTGAATTTGAAGTTATTGGGTCTGGTGGTGGATTGGTACAGAATAATGGTCAAAAAGGAGAATACAGTCCAAAAATAACTAATTTAGACATAATAAATGAGGCATCTATTAATGCGATTTCAGTATTAAATAAGTTTACTCCTGAAGATGAGTATTCAAACTTATTTATTGTTACTACTAATATTTTGGCTAAGGGATTATTCACAGGAGTATACCCAACATTCATACAACAGACATATAATTTAATTGACATTATTAATCAAGACACTGTTGACAACTTACTTAAAGATGGTAACGGCAGTGATTCTTATTTACAACAGTTAGGTTTAAAGTTTCTTAAAAACTCATTCCAACAAAGAATTGATAGCGAAATTGAAAGAAATACTATTGGAAGAGTTAATTTGGACGCATTTCAAAATCCGTGGGAAGTTGCTTTATTGGCCACAGGACAGGAACCACTTGTTCAAAAAAATTGGTCAATTACAGTACCTGATGGAATATTTGACCAAGCCAAATACCTTATTCAAAAAGTTGCGGGAACCATTATCCCAACCTCACCAATTGAAGGCAGTTATTTTTTAGAACCTGATAATCGTAAATTATCATTAAAACAATTACTTGACCAATCATTTAATACTATTTACAAACCTGCGGACCCGAAAAACAATCCGTCAAAAAAGTTTCTAAATAATACAGGAAGTGGTCAAAAATCAGTTTTGTTTCAAACATTAGGGTATAATGTATTTAAACCTGATTATGATACTAACAGAACTCAAATAGGTGTTGTAATTGATAATTTATTTAACCGAGATAATAGTTTAACAAATTTTTATATTGGTGGTTCAGTAACCGACCCAACATATTTAGACACACCCCAAAGTCAATCGCCTGTTGATTATTTAGGTCGACAAACATCATCAGTTGTTTTAGGTCCTGATATTGTTGCAAAAGAATATGAATATAAAAATTTTGATGGTACGGATATTACTGGTGGCATAAGTCAAATTGATTTTGGGTTAAGGAATAGAAATTTAGATGACGGGGGATTTTTAGATGGTGGTATGGTTTGGACACAAAAACCAACAGTTAATGTTGGAGGTGTTGCAAAAAAAGAATACGGAGATAATCCTGAAGTTGGTAAAAATGTTGGAACATCAAAAGACGGAGGAGCGGATTACAATCAGTTTGGCTCAAATCCACTATTTAACGGATTATCAACACAAAGTTCGTCATTATATTTCAAAGGAGGGTCAATATTAGATGAAACTCAAAGATTAATTGATGCGGCTCCGACAAGTGGGAAAAATAGACTTAAACATGCGGGTAACGCAATTAACCAAATTTCTAAAGTATTTGATGATGGTTATAAACAACTTACTAAGGGGTCCAAAGTTAAAACATTCATTAGAACGAGTACAGGACAAGTTATTGGACAAGAATATTGTCGAATTTTCTCAAAAGATAGACCATACTATTATAGACAAAATTTACAACAAACTATTGCAACAGGAAACAACAGCGATATTAATGGGAATATAAGAAAATCAAGTTATTCTGTTTTAGACTCAACATCCAATTTAAATATTGTACCTAATAAAGGAGTTGACTCAACAAACATTAGAGATGGTAGAGTTAAAAAATACATGTTCTCAATTGAAAATCTTTCATGGAGAAATACTTCTGAATTTGAGAATTTACCTGAATGTGAAAAAGGTGGTAATGGAGGTAGGGTTATGTGGTTTCCGCCATATAATTTAACTTTTGATGAAAGTAGTTCCCCATCATTCAATGCGACTACTTTTTTGGGAAGACCTGAACCAATTTACACATATACAAATACAAAAAGAGGTGGTAGTTTAAGCTGGTCAATAATTGTTGACCACCCTTCAGTTCTTAATTTGATTGTTAATCGAGAATTATCAAATATAAGTGATGATAGTACAGTTAAACAAATTGTCGATTCGTTCTTTGCTGGATGTCAAAAGTATGACCTTTATGATTTAGCTAAAAAATTTAACACTGTACCATTTTCTGATTTACAAAAATTATATGAGGAGGTTATCGGTGGAAATAAAACATCAATTGAGCAAAAACAACAAGCGTTTAACGGAATCGGAACCAGCAGTAATAATTTACCAACAACTGAAAATAATGTAATATTACAAAATGACCCGGATGGATATGGGTTTTATTTTGATGATGTGACTGAAACTGGTTCTGATATTCAAAATACTAAATATGATATTTTATACAGTACATATACAAGTAGTACTAGAAAAAACATATATGTAACTCAAATACCTGAACAATCACAACAAATTACAAACTTTTTTGATGAAGTAATAATTCAGAACTTTGATTTTTTAAAAAATAATTTTATACCTGAAATAATACAAATTTTAGAAAATAAAACAGCTAAAATAAAAATATTAGTGAGAGGAACCAGATATTTTGGGACAAATAATTATGATTATTTAAGTCAACAAAGATTGAGCAGTATAGTTTTATGGTTTAAATCTGTTGATTTGGGAAAACTGTCACAATATATTGATAGTAAAGATTTAACTTTTGAACTTTCACAAACTTACGCTGAAACCACAATACTTAATGGACTTGGTCAGATTGATTGTTTGACTGCATTACCACAAGGAGAACAAATTTATTCAACAACCGCCATGGCGTGTAGAGCTCTTAAATTAAAGGTTACCTTAACTCCAAATCAACCTGATTCACAATCAACAAATAACATTCCCTCACCGGCAAATACCCAAGGAACTAAACCAAAAGAAGAACCATCTATTGAAAATAAAAGTTCAAGTGTTAGTAAATTTCTTTTGAGAAAACTATTATCTGAATGTGATTATTTTACCGCGTTGAAATCGGATGATACTATGGCGTTTGATACTATTAGAAAAAAAATCAAACACTTTAATCCCGCTTTCCACTCAATGACACCTGAAGGATTAAATGCTAGATTGACCTTCTTGAACCAATGTGTGAGACCTGGGAGAACAATACCTGTTAAAACAGAAGACGGAACTTCAGTTGTTGTTGATTCTTTTAACACTAACTTTGGTACCCCACCAATATTAATTTTAAGGGTTGGGGATTTTTTCAACACTAAGATTGTTCCAAATAATTTAAGTATTAAATATGAAGGTTTAGATTTAAACCCACAGGGAATTGGGGTTCAACCAATGATTGCAAATATCACATTAAGTTTTGATATTATAGGTGGTATGGGATTGAAAGAACCTGTCGAAAGGTTACAAAATTCTTTAAGTTTTAACTACTATGCTAACACCGAAATGTATGACGATAGGGCTGAGATTACTGAAGATGTTTCCGCGATTGACACTGAATTAATACAAGCGTTAGAGAAAAAACAAAACGAAAATAATACATCTCAGTTAGGAAACGCCGGAGGAGGATTTTTAGGGGTTATTAAGAGTTCGACAACAGTTAATAATATTACTTCAGGTCAAATACAATATAAATCATTTTTTAATAATTTAATTGGAGAGACAAAGAAATACTATACTGAAACAACAAACAAAGTATTAGATATTGTTAATGTATATAACTATGGTATTTTAAGTCAAATATCAACATCAAGAAACTATACTGATGGTTATTTAAATAATTTAAAATTTCCACAAACAAATTCGTTAAAAATATTTGGTAAACCACCTGGATGGCAACAGTATATTACAAATGTGGGTAATGCAATTATTCAGGATATTACTAATGAAACAAATCCTATTATTTCTGCATTATCGGCTTACACAATAACTGATAATAACAAAAATAAAATTAAAACAAATTTACAAAATTTAGTTAATGAAAAAATTAATGTTGGTTACGATGCTTTACAACAAAAAATAGAAGAACTATCAACAATACAAACGAATTACTATCAGTTTTTAAGAAAGATGGATTTTATTTGTTTTAGTGGGGATGGTAAGATTAATGCGGACGGAACACCAACGGTTTACTTATTAAGTGGGACAACTGAAAATGATTATAACACTTTAAATCAATTGAGTAGTGATTATAATATTATATGGACTAACTTAAAAGAGTTTTACGAAACATCAGTGAATAACGGGATTTTTGTTGATAACATGACAGGTGGTACTACATTCTCAGCATCAACAATTCCATTGGAAAATGAGTACGATAATAGATTTTATACTATATTTTCAGATTCAATAATCCCGACAGAAAAAAGAGAAACATTCATTGATTCACTAATGTTGAATGTGAGTAATTTATTTGGGATAAGAAATAATTTAGAAGAAATTGTTAATACTCTTGCTCAAAAATATAATAATGAAAAATTGTTTAAGAATAATGAATTTTTAAATTATTTACAATCCTCAGATTATACTCAATTTTCAAATTATAATCCGTTTGATTTTAACGACGGAGTTTCATTAAACACAAGAGAAAGGGTGATGAATTTTAGTGACCAAGGAGTTGGGCAACAGTATTATGAAGAAATAAAAAATATCTATAAAACTGTAAATACTAATCAAAACTCTCAGACATACTTAGGTAAGAAAACATTTTATTAATATGGCGAATGAATATTATAATAGATACGACAATTTTATTTTTAATGGTACCCAAATAACTGTACCTTATGTACAAATACCTGCCAAATTGACAGATAAGACATATGTGTATAGACTTGGGATATCAAGATTAGATAAAGTATCGCAACAATATTATGGAACGCCATACTTTGGATGGTTCATTTTAAATATTAATGGTTTTGTTGGAGGGTCTGAAGTTAACATACCTGATAGTACAGTTCTTAAAATACCCTTCCCTTTACAATCATCTTTGTTAGATTATAAATCAGCATTAGACACTTATTTTTTCTATTATGGCAAATTATAACAAAGAGGGGGACATAGTTGTTAAAGAAGAATTTAACAATATTTTTATTGTTAACCCAAATCAAGAGTATGCCAAAGATGGAAGTGCTGTTGATAGAAACATTAAACAAGAGGATTTGGTTATGTATGCAAATCTTGAGGCTAATGTACAACCAAGAAGTAGATTGTTAATATCTGAAGACGGTGATTTGAATGTTAATTTGATTGCAACATCCAACATCAACTTTCTAAGACCTAACGGACAAGATTATTTAACGACCAAATGGACTAGTAGTTTTACCAATAATACACAAAGTCAAACATGGAACTCTGAACTACTTGGAATTACAAATATTTCATATTCAGTAAACACTTCATTTACACCAAAAGTTATTATTACTTTAGAAGATGTTCAAGGAAGAGCATTATTTGAACCTGGAGACGAATCGGTGTACTCTTCATTTTTTAACCTACCATATCCAATTTTTTACCTAACATTAAAAGGTTATTATGGTAAGACAGTTAGATATCCTTTACTATTACAAACATTCAACGCATCTCTAAATCAAACATCTGGTAATTTCCAAATAAATTTAACATTTATTGGTTATAAATTCACAGTATTGACAGATTTAATGCAGGCGGACTTAATATCATTACCCCACATGTATTTGAAAAACAACAATAACAATGTGGTATCACCAGTTTCAAAAACAGGAGGACAAAACGGGGAGCTGAAAAATACTTCAGGTAATAATGCATATCTTGGTAATCAATATCTAAAAGAAGTTTATGAAACATATAAACAATTAAAAGTAATTGACCAAAATTTTCCAATCTTAACGGTACCTCAATTGTTAGTAATGTTGGAGAATTTAACAACTGACACTTTAAAAAGATTCGGGGAAGAAAATGCTGATGATATCACAAATTTAGATAATTACGCTAATGTGTTAACTGAGTATCGACAAAAGGTTTATGCTGGGCAATTTAGTTGGTTTGACACTAACACTGATAAAAAATATTTTTTTGTAATTAGAGATGAAAAAAATCAAAAAAACATAAAATATTACAAACCTGATAACTTAATTGCTAGCGTTGATTATTATAACAGTCTAAAGGCTGTTGTTAATACATATAACACAAAATTAGTATTAAATCCGTTAATGGGTGATGGTGGGATATATTCTTTTAAAAGAATACCTGCTCTCAGAAATTTGACAATATTTAACACTGATAAAGGTCCTGAGGATTTCGTATCACAAGTTAATGTTATTGAAACTCTTAAAGAAAGGACTGGTAAAGACAAATTTACGGATACCGAAATTGATGCAATTAAGACTGAAGTGCAGATACATTTCGAAATGGTTAAAAATTTAAATGAACAATTACAGAAAAAACAAAAACCACCGGTGCCTGTTTTTTATTTTTATGATGGACCAAACGGATTTAAAGAAGTTTTAAATGATATTGATAAAGTTTTCCCTAAAATAAAAGATAAAATAGAAAACGAATTAACTGAAAAGTTTACTAAATTATTAGAAAGTCCGAAAGGGTTAGGATTTAGACCAACAATTAGAAATATTGCTGCGGTTATTATGGCATCTTCTGAAGCAATGTTAAGAATTTTAACCGATGTTCATAAGAAAGCATTTGATAAAAGAGATGACACCGATAGAAAAAGGTCAGTTAGTTTAACAAGTTATCCTGATTTAAATACAAATATTACTAATTCTCCTGTGTTCCCTTGGCCATTATTTACCACTGAAAATGAAACATCAAAGGGAGATAAAAAATATTTAATTTCATATCCTGGCGACCCTAAATTTGTTGGGATAACAAATGGTGATGATTATAATGTGTGGCCCGAAGTTGAGTTTGTTGAACAATATGTTAAAGGATTTCTACAAAGACAGTTACCTCCGACAAACCCTGTAATCGAAGAGAGTGGAATTTACAAATTTTTAATTAATGGTTACGACACTCCTCCTACAAATATACCATATTCTGACTTACAAATTATAAAATTCTTTTATGAAATGTACGATAGAATTTTTGCTTTAAGTTATTACCAAGGATTTGTTAGGAATGAGTATGATGAAATTTTGAATTTATTATCGGACGCAGAACTAAATAATATTCTAACTGAAATTATAAACAGTGATGAAATTAGAAGAATCTTTAAAGAGGAAACTTTGAATTTATATGTTTATTTTTTAGAATACTTAAAAGTTATTTCATCTGCAGGACAAGGAGAAAATTTCCAAAAATTAATAAGAGGTGTTATCACTAATGAATTTTTAAATACCGAGTTAATTCAATCTGTAAAAGTTCTTGATGAGGATTTACCACCAATTAATTTGTTTAGTAAATATGAAACAAGTTTAGAGAATTATCTAAAAAGTCAAAAAACTAACAAAGAATACTTCACTGACATATATCCATTTATTTCTAAAGTTTGGAATAAATCAAATATCCCAAGTGGAGAATTAAATAATTTATTTATTGAAGTTAATCAAACCTCAAAGTCTTTATTCTATAATAGTATAACTAAAAAGATATCGAATTATAAATCCGCAGATACAATAGGTGATGGAGGAGATAAAAAATTCAATAGACCTTTTACTGATTTTTCTATTTTTAATAATAACGATAGTATTCCAGTAAACACATTATTTTTATACCCAACAAAGACTAACCAAGTAAATCCATTCTATAGTTTAACTGAGGTAAAATTAGATTATTTAAATCACAATGGTTCTTTAACTAATTTACAAACAACTTCATTACTTAATACTCCTTTCTTTGTAAACGCAATTATGGGTGATATTACAAATCACATAAACGGTGCGTATTATCCTTATATTACTTCAGCTTATTTGTTCTTACAAAGTTTACCATATGCGACTCTTAGAGAAAAATATAAGTCAGAAATTGAAGGTAATTTTGAAATTGATTTAGATTTTATCGCATCAACCATGAAAAAATTTGGTTCGGTTCACTCATTACCGACAATGTGGATTTTAAAATTAGGGGCTATTTGGCATAGATATAAAATATGGAATGATAGTAATGTTGATATTTTAACTGATGTATGGACTAACATACCTAAATTAACTTACTATGACCCAGTAAATCAAAACCCAAATAAACAATATTCGTTTGTTCAGGTACCTAATGGTGATAACTTAACTTTTTCAGATGTTAATATCACATTACAAACTCAAATAACAACGGCAAATATTGTTACAACCATAATGAATGTTGGTTTTTATCCTGAGGTCATTAATAATTTTTATTATTTTATTGTTGGTGAAAAATTATATAATGATGTAAATGAAATTAATAGTTCATTACAAAATGCGATATCTCGAGGAGACATTTTTATATACTCACCATCCGAATCTAACATTAACCGAATTGCGTATAATTCAAATTTGAATAATTTGAATTTGAAAACATGGAGTGTTTTGTTTAGGGATAAAAACAACGAGGGTAATTATATTGTTTGTCCTTCTTTTGGTAGTGTTAGTAATCAGATTGAGTCGGAATGTTTTGATGGTCAAAACTTACTAACTAATGAAATTTATAATAACGATTCTGTTTTTGATGCGTCAATAAGAATCATGTGGGGAAAAAGTAATTTTGGTTATTTTGACTTAAATGCTATTTCAAAACCTGAACCAAACCAATACTTTAAAATAATTAATTCTAAATCTAAAAAACAAACTCCTGCTAATTTGAGTGGTGTTGAAGAATATACTACAATTGAAGAAATATTCTCAATATTTACCGCAGACCAATTAGATACATTAGAGAACAAATTTTTAGAATTCTGTAGACCAAACTACGGTTCACAGACCGAGTTTAATTTTCAAAACATCCTAAGTAAAACACTAAATTTTGCAACATCCCCAACAGGTGCGACTCAATATAATATTATTAAAGATGTCCAAAATGGACATAATAATTATGTTAGTTCTGAATTAACAAAATACATTAATAGAAACTCATTACTTAAAATCTCAAACCCTACAAATTTCAATATACAAGAGTTTAACTATTTTATAACAGGTTCTACGGCTATTGTAAATCAATTAGGGGATTTACCAAAATATAAACAGTTAACTCCTAACGCTTTACCATTTGATGGAGGTAATATAACATTAATTACATCCCAAACAAATTACCCTGAAGAATGGAAATGTCTTAAAAAATATGTTGGGTTTTCTTCCGTGTCGGCATTAACCTATACTGATAACGGTTCATACATAACGGACTTCTTTATTGACAATGATATTGCGTTTACTACTGGAAACACAGTAACTTTTCAAAATTTAATTAAGATATATGCTTCACAAAAATTAATAAAAGAGGTTAATAATAATACTGAATTTAAAGAAAAACTTAGGATATATTTTAATGATGTTTTAAAATTCCAAAATGTGTACTATAGGGATTTGTATGGTAAAATCAGAGGGTCACTAAGTAAAGACAGTTCATCTCAAAATAAGAAAAGTGATGTTGTTGGTGAATCTACAAAAATAGAATTATATGATAGATTTAAAGCTTTGAATGATAAATGGATTTCGGCAAACGATTATCGAAAAGTAAATCTATTTTCTGATGTTTTATTTTTGGATAGAGCTAATAGAGATATTGGTGACAAAGTTATTTTGGATGTTTTTAAAATCAAAAAATATCTAACTTCGGACCCAACAACAAATGTTGAAACAATATTAAGGTCCATATTCTTAGACAATAACTTTAATGTGATGAGTTTACCTAGTTATGTTAATTTCTACGGAATACCAACACCAACAGGTAATGATGTCAGAGATAGTGGATTAACAGGAAGTAATTTGGCTAATTATTTATTTAAAAATTATACTGAGGTTGATTATCAAAATTCAAGAAATAAATTATTGTGTTACTATTCATCCCCATCATCGGAACATTTGGCAATCAGAAATGATGTTGGAGGTATTTTAAATGGATGGAATAATGACAGCTGGTATTTGGATAACCCAACGAATAATCCGGTAAATGAAAATCAAGACGGTAAAGATGATTTTGCGTTGTCTAATAAAGTTGTTGGTTTTTATGTTGATTTTGGATTACAAAATCAATCAGTGTTTAAAAACTTTTCAATACAACAAGACATTGGTAAAGCGACAAGTGAATCTGTTAAATTACTCTATGATATGAGAAATTTAAAAGATGGGACACAAAGTGCAACTCAAGATGTATCATTATATAATGTATATAAAAGTAGGGCGTATCAAGCGGAAATCATCAGTATGGGTAATGCAATGATACAACCAATGATGTATTTTATTTTAAGAAATGTTCCACTTTTTTCAGGGCCATATTTAATACAAAGTGTTTCTCATACAATAACTGATGGAAATTTTGAGACTAGATTTTCAGGAACTAGACAAAGGATTCAAGAATACCCTGTAGAAAACATTTTCCTACAAAACTTAAAAAATTCTTTTTTATCTAATTTAAAGAAAGATTTAAATCAGAAACAAAATAGTGAATCCGAGAATCCTACTAATATTATTGCGGCTAAAAATGAAATAACTAACTCAGTAAATCTAGATAAAAAACCATCACAAACTGAGATATGTACACCAAATGACCTTTATAGTTTCTTTGTACCTGTTACCCCAACTGAGATTACTTATAATTTCTTAGAAATTGGTACACATATTGTTAATTCAGGAATTCCTTTAGATATGAGAAGAGTTGTTTTTGCATTATTCTTCTTAGAATCTAAATTAGTTAACAATAATTCTTTAAGTTGTTTTAACTACAATTTTGCAGGTATACCTTTAAATGTTGATTTTGGTGGAAATCTTGCTCAGTTTTTACAGAAACAGTTTGTTTGTTTAACTGAAAAAGATACGACTACGGCATATGCGGTTTTTGGAAACATTACTAATTGTATTAATTTTGTTAACGCAAAATATCGAAACGGATTCAAAAATAGAATAACTAATTTTTCAGATATTGATGTGTTTAGTATTGGGTTCAGTAGGGCATACATTGAGATTTTCCCAAATGTTAAACCAAATAGTAATCAGTTTTTTAATGAGTATGTTAATAGTAATCAAGACATTTACAATCTTTTATTAGTTAAAGTGAGACAATCATTTGTAGTTGCACAAGCAATTGGATTGTAAATTAATAAAAAACGATATATTTATAATAAAAAAAACTATGGATGTTAAAACATTATTAGAAAATTATTTAGGTAAAAGAGCAAACATTACCGAAAGAGACCAAGGAAATGGTTTTAAAGAAGTTTGTGATTTAGATTCAGGAGAGTGTTACACAATCAGAATGAAGGATGGTTTGATTGAAAGAGTTGACAACACTATGATGTCAAACAGAAAAATTAATGTAGAAACTACTACGGGTATAAAACAATTATTAAACGGTTAAAATGAGTAAAGTATCAGGTGCGATTTTAGAAGAATTAAAAAAGTATAATAAAATTAATAATTATATTTTTGAACAAGAAACAGGTGAACTACCTCCACCACCAGTAGATGAATTACCTACGGATACTGTCCCTCCGGCACCTGAAGACACTGCAGCTCTTCCGGCTCCTGATGATACTACTGCGTCAACAACTCCTGAAGTAATTGATGTTGAAAATGACCCTGATGTTGAAAAATTGGATGATTCTGGTGAGACTGAAACCGAAGGTGGAGAAGAATTGGAAATTACTGATTTAGTTAAATCTCAAGAAACTATTGAGAAAAAACAAGAAGAATATTTTTCTAATTTATTTAACCAATTATCTTCTTTAGAAAGTAAATTGGGTGAAATGAATTCTGTATTTGAAAAATTAAATGATATCGAATCCAAAATTGAAAAGTATCGTGAAAAAACACCACAAGAAAAATTAGAACTTAGAAGTTTAGATTCAGGTCCATATAACCAAAAACTTACTGATTTTTTCCAAGACAAGGAATCAGATATGGAAAAATCAGGAAAAAACGAATATATTTTAACAACTGATGAAGTTGAGGACTACTCACCAGGAGAAATCAAAAAAACTTTTGACACTTATGGTAGCGAAGACGACTTCAAAGAAATAAAATACTAAGAAGGTATTTGACATTTACGGCTGACACACTTACATTTGTTTATTAACTATTAATTTATATATAACATGGCGACAAATTCATTAGATGCTGTTCTCGCTCAGTATGAAAAAGCGAAAGGTGGTTCAAACGGAGCCAACAAGATGTCTCAAGAAGACAGAATGAAAAAATATTTTGCGGCAATTCTAACGCAAAATGAAACATCGGGACAAAAGCGTCTTCGTATTTTACCAACTCCTGACGGTTCATCTCCATTTAAAGAGGTGTGGTATCATGAGGTACAGGTTGAGGGTAAATGGAATAAAATCTATGACCCAGGTAAAAACGATAATGAGCGTTCTCCTTTGACTGAGATTCACGACGAACTTATGTCAACAGGTAAAGAGTCCGATAAGGAACTTGCAAAATCTTACAAACCTCGTAAATTCTACATTGTTAAGGTTATTGACCGTGATAATGAAGCGGATGGTGTTAAGTTTTGGAGATTCAAACACAACTACAAGAACGAAGGTATCTTGGACAAAATCATCCCAATTTGGAAGGCTAAAGGCGATATTACTGACCCTGTAAATGGTCGTGACTTAATCATCGAGTTGGCTAAAGCAAAAACCCCAAAAGGTGCTACTTACACAGTTATCCAAACTGTAATGCACGATGACCCATCACCTGTTCACACAGACGCTGAGACTGCTAAGTCTTGGGTTGAAGACCCACTTACTTGGGCTGATGTTTACTCTAAAAAACCTGTTGAGTATTTGGAAGCAATCGCTCGTGGAGAAACTCCAAGATGGTCATCTGAATTAGGTAAATATGTTTATGGTGACGCCGCTTCTGAAATGAGTCTTGGTGGAAACATGTCAATTGTTGACCCACAAGCTGGTGACGAACCTGATGGTGATTTACCATTCTAATTTATACGGATGGACACTAACATAGACAAAGTGTCCATCCTTTTTTATTTTTATACAAACAATTTAAACGCATAGACATTTATGGCAATAAAGAAAAAAGAATTTTCATTAGATGCAATCAAAAACAAGTATTCTACAAAAACTAAATACAAAGACACGGATTTTTATGAAGTGGATGAAGCGTTCCATAGTGCTTGTGGTCTACCTGGTCCTGCTTTGGGTAACATCAATATGTTCCTCGGTCATTCAAACTCTTCAAAAACCACAGCTCTTGTTAAAGCCGCTGTTTCGGCTCAGAAGAAGGGGCATTTACCCGTTTTCATTATTAGCGAAAAGAAATGGTCGTGGGACCACGCCGTGGAGTTAGGATTGGAAGCTCAAATGTCTGACGGTGAATGGGACGGACAGTTCATATTCAACGACAACTTTGATTATATCGAACAAGTTACTGATTATATCAACGAGTTGTTGGACGAACAAGAAAAGGGTAATATTCCTTACTCACTTTGTTTCCTTTGGGACTCAGTTGGTTCAATCCCTTGTAAGATGACTTTCGATGGTAAAGGTGGAAAACAACATAACGCATCTGTATTAGCGGATAAAATTGGTATGGGTGTCCAAGCTCGTATTACCAAATCTCGTAAAGAAGATTATCCTTATACTAACACTATGGTTGTAGTTAATCAGCCTTGGGTTGAATTACCTGACAATCCATTTGGACAACCAACAATTAAAGCGAAAGGTGGTGAAGCAATGTGGTTAGCATCGGCACTTGTATTCTTGTTTGGTAATCAAAAGAATGCTGGTATTAATCACATTACGGCAACTAAAAATGGTAGAACGGTGTCTTACGCTATCAGAACAAAAATCTCAGTCTTAAAGAACCATATTAACGGTTTGGGATATAAGGATGGAAAGATTATTGCAACACCACAAGGTTATATTGCCGACACCAAAGAAGCTTTGGAAGACTACAAAAAACAATATTCACAATATTGGAACGCAATTCTTTCGGGTACTGGTGAAATCACTTTGGATGAAACCGAAGAAACTTTTGAAAACGAAAACGAACCATTTTAATATTTTTTTGTGAAAAAAACGCTCCTTGTTGATGGGAATAATTTGATGAAGATTGGGTTTCATGGTGTGAAGGATTACTTCCACAATGGAG